ACAATCAAGAACAACTTGGTTGAGTATAAAGTCAGTGGTGGTGCGGCCTGGGTACATCCTGTATGGGATTGGTGCGAATCCGGTGAATTTATCACCAGTAGAGTCCGCCAAACCATCAAACAATGGATATTAACCCTACCGCTTAAACTACTTGGCTTAGAGAAAGTTGGTTTTCATAAGATACACCACTGCCGCCCTTGGACCGATTGTCCAGACAGAGCACTAGTTTACACAGTGCCTCAATACACCGTCTGGAGGTTCTCGTGGATTAACAACGAAATAAATACTCGAAAACTGAAACGAATTAAATACCAGGATGAAACCAAACCTGGATGGAACAGACTTGAATATGTGACCACTGATAACAACTTAATGGTGAGCATTGGTAGAGAAGGAGAACATGCTCAAATAACCATTGAGAAGGAAAAACTCGATATGTTATCTGGATTAGGAGCCACACAGTCTGTCAACGCACGATTAATAGGTATGGGACATAAAGATCCGCTGTACACGTCAATTATAGTACAGTATTACACGGGCAAGAAAGTCGTCAGCCCTGTAACGTCCACCATATATAAGCCCACAATGCCACGCGTCCACTGGCCTGTAACCAGTGATGCAGATGTGCCGGAAGTTAGCGCAAGACAATACACCAAACCCATCATAACTGATTGTATGATGATGCCAATGATTAAACGTTGGGAGACCATGTCTGAATCAATTGAGCGACGGGTTACTTTTGTAGCCAATGATAAGAAACCAAATGATTTCATAGCTCGAGTTGTTGAAGAATTCGTCATGTTGATGAACGACGATATCAGAGACTTACACCCTCTAAGTATCGAAGAAACAATCGAACGATTAAATAAACCTTCACAACAATTACAGCTACGAGCCGTATTTGAAATCATCGGTGTAGAACCACGTCAATTGATTGAGTCATTTAACAAGAACGAACCAGGCATGAAGTCTTCCCGTATAATATCAGGATTTTCGGATATCCTTTTTATATTAAAGGTATCTAGATACACATTAGCTTATTCTGATAAAGTTTTACATGCTGAACATAATAAACATTGGTATTATCCAGGTAGGAATCCAACTGAAATTGTTGATGGTGTTTGTGAATTTACAAGTGAGTGTGATGGAGAAGTAATCGAAACCGACTTCTCTAACCTTGATGGTAGAGTTTCTGGTTGGATGCAGAGAAACATAGCTCAAAGGGCAATGATTAATGCATTCTCCTCAGAGTATCGTGATGAAATAATATCATTCATGGACACCATCATCCACTGCCCCGCCAAAGCAAAACGTTTTGGTTTCCGTTACGATCCAGGGATGGGAGTCAAGAGCGGCAGCCCAACGACCACACCACATAACACACAATACAATGCTTGCGTTGAATATACAGCG